CTTAGATCCCTTGACACCGCAGTGAGCGCGGCACATCCGTGACCCGTTGATCACAGCGACACCGCACTCACCGCACGTGTTTCCATCGGAGTACCTGCGCAACCTCCAGCAAGATCTACAGGTGTAGTGCTTCCCACCGGGCTTCCCCTTGTGGGACCCGAACTCGTCCAAGGGTTTTTCGATCTTGCAGGTCACGCAGGTCTTCACTCAGTCCTCCTCTATCCCTCCCACCGGTAACATGCGAGCCAGGTGGTGAGGATGTCGACACTGTCACCGGGCTGGGTCCCGGGGACGTCGCCCAGAGCGGACTCGTTCTGGAGGATCCAGTCGGCCCGGTCGGGGAAGTCCGCATGGACGGTCTTGAACAGACGGCCGTCGTAGTAGAAGGATATACGACCTGGCACTATCTCTGTGCTGTAGGTGTGCCAGCTCGTCCAGGCGCTGTTGCCCGCGGCGTCCGCGCCCGACTCGCTGAAGCCGTGCGTGAACTCACTGATCGGGTCGTACTGGAAGGTCCCTCCCGCCTCGGGGTAGTCGACCTCGTTCGGGGTGTAGCGCAGGTGCGCCATCTTGAATCCCCGGGCCCGGGTGCTGACCCGGAACCGCTCGGAGAACTTGCCGTAGCGCAGGTTCATGCACCGGACCGGGACCGGCGCGTCGACCCGGTTGCGCCCGGAGCCGGACGGCCGGTACATGTGCACGCGCATCTGGCCGTCGTTGGTCACCGTCTTGATGACCGACTGCGTCGCGTCCGGCCGGTAGTCGCCCGGCACGGGTCCGCTGTTGCCGTCCCCGTGGTGCCCGGCGGTGTCCGTCCACCCGGTCGGGTACGCACCCAGGGTGGAGTAGTAGTGCGGGTACTTGGTCTTGAGCCCGGCGCACTTGAAGTCGCCGTCGCCCCCGCAGGAGCTGAACGCTCCGACCGGGACCTGCTGGGAGCCGAAGTCCTCGGCGTACAGCTGCTTGAACGGGCCGCAGTTGCCGCGAGGGGTGTTGTTGTTGGTGACGTGGCAGGCGTCCTGGGACGGGAAGGTACTCGCGGCCGTGCCCGGCTGCACGAACGCACAGAGCAGAGCCCCCGCCGCGAGGAACGCGACGAGGGCCCTGCGGATGATTCGGGACATTGAGGTCCACCTCCGCCGGGAGGCTACCAGTGCCCTACCGGTGGATGTACCAGTCGAGCAGGCTGTCCAGCTCGTCCTCCTGGATCCGGGTCAGCTCCTGCTTGTGCAGCAGGTGGAGCATCCGGGCCTCCTTCACCCGGTCGTGGACGACCTCGGGGGGCGTCAGGCCCGGCCCGGCCGTGCACTCCGCGCACGGGCACGGGTCCGAGACGATCGGACGGCTGCCCGGCTTGACCGGAGCGAAGGACGGCCCGTCAGCCGCGCCCATGGACCTGCCCCTTCGGGTGGTCGGGGCAGATGTCCCGGCCGAGCTTGTCCGTACGCCAGCCCTTGAACTTCCGGGCGTACAGACGGGCACCCGTTGCGCTGCTCCCGGGGAGCGTGAGCGTGCTCGGCCGCCAGTCACGCCGGGGATCCCGGGGCGGGCACAGCTCACAGACGAGGGTGATCTGCTTGACGACGCTCATGCCTGTGCCTCCCTGTGCTCCAGGCAGTACTGCTTGCCGTCCGGCGCCTTGGCCCAGCCGTTACGAGCCGCGAGCTCCTCCAGCTTCTCGTCCGGGATCCGGTGACCGGTCTGGTAGGACAGCGCCTGCCAGCACCCGTACTTGTCGCAGTGGGTGGTGGCCAGGTGCAGACGGATGACGCTCATGACTGCCCCTTCCAGTGCGCCCAGATGACGAACAGGACGACGACGGTCAAGAGGGCCCTGCCCCAGAACATGCTCGGCCGGGCGGACCGGGCCGGAGCCCGGCGCCGGGGAGCGGGCCTGCGCCGGGCGCTCACCGCGGCACCTGCGAGAAGATCCAGATCCAGACCGGGATCGCCAGGATCAGCACGACAGCCCAGGCCCTGCTCATGTGACCACCCGCTCGACCGCCGCCCGGTAGGCGGACCGGATGTCCTCGTCGTAGGCCGAGGAGGTCTCCAGGGCCCGCTTGGCCACGAAGGTGAAGGAGGCCCGGCCGTCCTCACTCCAGGTAGCGAGGGCGGACACGACAGCCGGTCCGTCCTCTGCCCAGCCGAGCGTGGTGATGTCACTCTCGCCGGGTACCTCGCTCCGGCCGGTCTGCACGACCAGGTACCTGCCGTTCCCGTCGTCCACGCACTCCTGGAAGATGCGGATCTCCATCCAGCGGCAGGTGGAGCAGTGCTGCCCGCGCTCCGCGTACGGGGGGTAGGCGTGCTTGTGGAAGGGCCGGTGGGACGAGCCCATGCCCAGGAAGTCGCCCTCCAGCTCGGCCTCGGAACCGTACCGGTCGGTGAAGGCCCACCGGCCCAGTTCCCCGGCCTCGGTGAAGGGGGGCAGCGTGCTGTCCATGATCGGCGCTCCTCGGTCAGTGGTCGTGTCCCTCACCAGGAGGGTACCCAGGGGAGCGCTCATGACCGGGGACCACGAGCCTGGAGCATGTACTTCTCGTTCTTGCGACCCTTGTTGTACAGGGACAGAACGTACCGGTACGCGGCCTCGGTCCGGGACACGGAGGTGGAGACGCGCGTGGACAGCACCCCACCCTTGAAAGTCTGCGGGGTGTCCAGGGCTCCGAGCTTGGAGGCGAAGCCGACGGTGTCCACGGCCGCGCCGTGCCGCTGGTAAAGCAGCCCGACTCCCTCCAGTGCCTCGGCGCTCGCGGTGTTGCGCCTGTGCCCCCACGCCCGCACGAGCAGGTCGAACGCCCGGTTGAGCGCGTCCTGTCCGTCCGGCAGGGCCAGGATGCGCTGGGCAGAGGCAACCGCCGTGAACCGGTGAGTGATCCGGGCGCCCCGGCCGATCTCGAAGCCGTGGCTCAGGACGATGTGCTGAAGATCGAGCGCCCACTTCTCCTGCGCGACGATGGCCAGGCGGAACTTGTCCAGCGTGCGCACGGCCGCGCGGTCGTTGTGGCTGAGGAAGATCTCCGCCTCCTCCTGCCGGGTGAGGCCGTGGTAGACCTGGCAGATGACGGGGTAGTTGGTGTCCTCGTGGCCGGTGAACCGGCGCAGGGCGGCCAGGCGGGTCTGCCCGTCGAGCACGACGTAGCGGTGCTCGACCTTGTCCGCCAGGGCGTCGCTGGACACCCGCGCGCTCACGGTCAGGATGCCGAGCGCGGACTCGTCGAAGTTCTCGGCCAGCTTCTTGACCCGCTCCGGGTTCAGCACACGCTGCACGTCGGGGTCGACGTCGAGCGCGTTGGCCGGGAGCTCGGTCACCTCGTACCGGCGTCCGGACACCTCTCCGGGAATGGTCATGATCGTGTTCTCCTTGGTCGAGTGGGCAGTGCTTGGTCTGGGTATACCCGGACCAACGGTTTAACTAAACCGCGACCAAGGAGGAACGCATGAAGATCATGGGTGTGGATCCGAGCGTCACCTGCACGGGCATCAGCCTGCCGGACGGGACGACCGGGGTCGTCAAGCCGAAGAGCAAGGGCGACGACCGGCTGATGGAGATCGCCGACTACGTGCGTGTGCTGTCCCAGGCCAACCGGGTGGATCTGGTGGTGATGGAGGACGCGCCGACGTCCCTCCAGGGCAACGCGGGCCGGGTGCTGCTGCACCTTCAGGGGGCCGTCCGGCTGGAGCTGAAGCGGCTCCCGGTGCCGTACATGATCCTGAGCCCGGCCAGCCTCAAGAAGTTCGCCACCGGCAACGGAGGGGCCGACAAGACCGGCATGGCGCTCGCCGCGTTCAAGCGGCTCGGCCGCGAGTACGGCACGAGCGACGAGTGCGACGCGGACTGGCTGCGGATCGCGGGCCGGTTCGCGTACGGGCTGGGGGAGTACGTACCTTGGTGGGACGCGGACCAGCCCAAGGGCCTGCGCATGCCCCAGGACCAGCTCCAGGCACTGCGCTGGGCCGGTACCGGCAAGAAGCGGCACGAGCTCGTCTGGCCGGTCGTCGGCGGCCAGGAGCCCTGGGCCCGGGTCGCTCTGCGGGCCTGAACAGGCCGCAGCCCCCGCCGGGAACCGATCGGCGGGGGCTGTGGTCCGTGCGCGTCAGGCGGACGCGAACGGGTCTGCGGGGGCCTTCTTCTTGTCGGCCAGGTAGTCGCGGGCGAGCTGGGCCTGCTCGGCGTTCGGCTCTCCGAGCACCCACGGCGCCGACTGACCCGACTTCTTCTGCGCCTCGTCCTGGAACAGGACCCCGAGGGTCATCTTGGGGTAGCCCGTGCTCGGGTCGACGTCGTTGGCCTCGTTGAACTTGGCCTGGCGCTTCATGCCGGAGATGATGACGGCCCCGAAGATCAGGGTGTCCTCGATCTCTTCGATGCCGTTCGGGCCGTCCAGCACGGCGACGTCCGCCCGGATTGCGTCCCGCACGCCGTGGACGGTCTTCATCGACTCGATGTACTCCGTCGGCGTGACGAGGAGGAGCTGGCCGTCGTACTCCGTGATGCCGGAGCCGCCGGACGATCCGGACTTGAACGGGTCGTCGTTGCTCATCGTGTTCTCGATTCTGTTGCTGTTTCGGTTGCTGGTGCTGGTGCTGGTGCTGTTGCGGAGGACCGGCCGGGCCGTCTTCACGTCCCCGAGGGGATCATCGGGCCCGGCCGGGCGGAGGGCCGGTATCAGACCGTGGCCTGGAACATTTACCAGGTCCGGTCACCCGGTCCCGGCCCTCCTTGTGCACACCCCTAGCCTACCCGGGCGGGCTCTTTAACTAAACCGATCACGCACCCTTCTCCTGGAACGACTTGAGCTTGTCCTGCATGATCTGGACCAGCTCCTTGACCTCGGTCACGGGCAGCCGGGCAGCGACAGCCTCCTGGAACACCGCCGAGGCCTCAGGACGGCTCGTGACGGCCCGCGCCTTGTCCTTGAGGGTGACCGGGCGCGAGGCGGCCTGCGGGCGACTCACGGGCGGCGTGAGGGCGCTCACGGGTGCGTCTGTGTCCGGGTCCCCCTCCGCCACGTCCGCGACTTCGAGCGGCGTGGCGAGGGTGCGCTCCTTGCGCCAGGAGCGGACCTGACCGCAGAGCACGGCCGCAGCCCACCCGGCCGTCAGGTCGACCGCATACAGGGTCGCGAGCGGAGCGCCCGTCTCCTCCCGGTCCACCGGCAGGTGCGGCACGATGCCGACGTCGGTGCGGACCTGGATCTGCACCCCGTCCACCTCCGGCCGGGCCCACGTCCGCCCCTCCCAGGACCAGACGCCCGAGGTGTTGAGGCCCTGGCTGTACAGGGCGAGCTGGATGGCGATCTCCTGCCAGGCATAGCTCAGGTCGGCCCCGGTATTGTGCGTGGGGATCATCCGGTCCCCGGCGAGGTACGTGTGCGTGGGGGCGTCGACTCCGATGCACGCAGTCTCCACATCCGGGCCCGGCTCCACGGACACGATGACCCGCCGGGTAGACCTGGTGACTGGCTTGGTGGACACGGCTGCCTGATCCGCCTTGCGCGGCAGACGGAACGGCTGGAGGTTCACCGGAGTGAACGCCACCCGGTACGCGGTCACGGTGACCCCGAACCCGGTGCACTGCTGATCGGACAGGTGCGGGCGCTGGCCCAGGGACAGCAGCAGTTCCTCCACCTGGAGAGCTGTCTCCTTGTCCGTGGTGCTGAACTCGGCCGTCTTACGCGCCGTGTTCCAGCAGCCGTCCGTATCCATCAGCCCCCGCAGCAGAGCCGTCCGCTGCTCCACGGAGGACCGCAGGTATACGGCCGGGATGTGCTTGTTGAACTGGAGTCCTTCGGCCCGCAGGGCGGCCCTTAGACCTTTGACCGACCGGGAGACGCAGTCACCCTTCTGCTTCTGCTCCACCCCGAGCACGTGGCCGTCGGATTCCAGGATCTCGAACAGATCCCGGCCCTTGGTGATCGTGTCCCCGCGCCGGTGCCCATCCCCGAGCCAGCAGCCCAGAAGGTACGGATCAATGGGCAGGTCGGCCTCCGGGAGTTCCAGCGGGCCCGCCACCGGCACCCGGTGATGGGCTGACCCTGTACGTGCGTCCCGCAAGGTGGCGATGACCTCCTGGATGCTCTTGGCGGTCGGCTCGCCCGGCCGGGTGCCCGTGGATGTCCACCAGATGTGCTCGGCGTCGCAGGTGACAGACGACCCGTCGTCGAACCGGACGATGTACGTGCCGATGCGTTTGGTCTTCGACTTGACCATGACCCGGCAAGGCTTGCCGTAGGCGTCGAATACCAGGTCACCCACCTGGACCTCCCCCATGGTGGTCCAGCCGTCCGGAGTCGGGATACGCTCCGTGAGCGCGAGTCCCTTGACGTCACCGATGACGTACTCGCCCGAGTACAGGGTGACCGGGCGGCCGTTGAGCTTGATGGTGATGTCCCGGGTGACCTGATAGACCCGGTCGGCCGTCCCGGCGACCTCGTACTGCTTGACCGCCGTCGTGAACTCGATCAGCCCCGGCACGGGCCGCAGCCCGAAGTCGGCCAGGATGGCCTCGTACGCGTGGACCGTCGGGACGAACTCCTCCGGAACGGCCCGGTCCTTGACCGGCAGTCCGGCCGCGGCACGGTCACGGTCCTCGGTGTAGCTGTGGACGGCCGTGCCCTTGTTGGCGGCGACCTTGTCCCCGGCGGCCTTCTTGGCCTCGTCGACGAGGCCGTTCATCCGGTCCTTGTCGGCCTTGACTTCGAGCGTGCCCGCGGCGGCGACGAGGTCCGAGCGCAGGGACGCGCCCTTGAGCGTCATCCGCTGCGCCCACATGGACAGGGCGAAGGTGTCCTGGATGGACTTGCAGAAGGTGGTGGCCCGGGTCCAGTTGACCCTCTTGGAGCTGTCCGGGTGGAGGATCTTGTACCGGCCGTAGGTGTCGTACTTGTCCGACTCCTTGAGGGCCGCCTTGGGGGTGCTGAAGGCGTCAGCCACGTCAGTCTTCTTCCGCGCACTCGGAGTGGATCCAGCCGCCTTCGCCATCGGCCCGGATGTGGTCCCCGGCCCATATGCTCCCGTCCCCGTGACAGACGGCTGCGGAGCACTCGCCGTCGAACTGGGCCTCGACCTCGGGGCCGTAGTCGGGGCCGGTGTCGTCGGAACCGGACGCGAAGGGGTCGGGGCGTCCCGCCGGGGGCGCGGTTTGCCTTCCAGATCCGTGCATGTGATCTCCTCACTCAGGTCGGTCAGTTCACCCGTACGGCCAGCATGGGCCCCGGCACTGACGACGGTGGCTTGTACGCAGAACGCGGTCACGGCCTGCACCCTGTAGACCAGTCCGTTCAGCGGCGGCCGGGCCGTGTGCCGGACGAAGAGCGCGCCCTCGTCCAGGTTGGCGAGCCGGTCCTGGGCGATGAGCTGCGGACGGCAACCGCCCGTGCTCGGACCGCAGACCCGGCACCGCCAGTTGTCCGAGCAGCTCCAGACGATCCCCTCGGGGCGGCCGTACATGTCGAACCGGTCGACGAGTGGGGTCACCTCGTGCCCGCACTCCCAGCACTCGGGATTGAGCGCGGCCGTGCGCTGGACGTCCCCGGGCATCTCGGCCAGCAGGTCCAGTGGCGTCTTCCAGTCGTCCGGGCCGGGCTCGATGCGCAGATCCTCCGGCCGGGCCGCGGGCAGGATCTCGCCCTGCGGCCGGGTGTCCGTCCGGTTGCCCTGGGCGTCCACGGCCAGTGGCCAGTCGGACCCTCCGGCGCACGTCCGGCCCTGGGGGTCCAGATGGCTGCGTGCCCGGCCGTTGGCCGTCAGCTCGACGACCCGGCCGCAGCCGGTCGGCCCGGCCGGGATCCGGCAGACGTACCCGGAGAGCCCCGGGGGGTTCTCTTCCGTGCCCTCAGGCGTCTTCCCGACGCCCCGGCACTTGCGGCTGCCCGGGCTCTCCTGGCACTCAGGGTCGGCCGCGAGGTGGTACCTGATCGTTCCGTCCGCGTTGATGCTGAAGTCGTTCTTGCAGCAGCGGCATGTTCCCCGGGCCATCAGCCCTCCCTCCGGTACGGTGCTCCACATTCGATGCAGGCAGTCGGCTCGCCCTCCGAGATGTCGTGGACGTGCTCGTGGTCCTGGAACGGGTCGGCCGGAAGCTCCTCCGGCTCACCGCAGCGCGTGCAGTGGCGCTCCGTGCCCCAGGCGTAGTGCTCCGGGTGCGAGCAGACCAGCCTCTTGGCGGTGGCCTCAGCCACCGCCTCGATCGTGCAGGCCGCCCTCTCGGCGATCTCGGACCCGGTCATCCGGTACTCGTGGGCCGCCGCCCGGCCGAGCACACCGAGCACGGACAGGATCTCCTCCCGGACGATGGTCCGGACGACGTGCTCGTCTTCAGGTTTCACTGGCCCTGCCTCTTCCTGTACTCCGCCTGCCAGGCGGCTTGCTCGGCCCGGTCGCGCTCCTCGGCCAGGGCGCCCAGCCGGTCCCGCTCGGTCAGGTCGACGTCTCCGCCCTGCGGGATCCCCTTGGCGAGACAGACCCCGGCCCGGAACCCGACCGGGCCCTCCTCGAACCCGCTGTTCCAGAACTGCCAGAACTCCTCCGGGATCGGCACGCCGTGGTAGGTCGGCTGTTCCTTGGTCATGTGGTCCTCCTCATTTACCTAAACCGTACCCGGCACGTACCGGTCCACACGCCGGGACGCGACCGCGACCGAGATGATGTCGCCGACCTCGCCCGCACGGGCCCCCTCGGGGACCTCCTGACCGCACATGCCCGCGTAGCGGATCTGCGCGTCCGAGGCCTTCTTCTTCCGCCAGGACGCACTCTTGCCTGTGTTGATGAGCGAGCGCTCCTCGGCCTCGGACTCGCCCCAGGCCATGGCCGCGCTCAGTTCGAGGCCCGTGTGCAGCCGGAGCCAGGGCTTCTTCCCCTCCGGCGCGTGCACGACGTCCCACAGGCCGTCCTGGCCGGGCCAGAGCAGGACCTCGCCCGCCCCGCCGAGCGGGATGAACTGGATGCCCTTGGCGGTACGGAGCCACTGGTACGCCGGGGACGACTTGAACAGGTCCAGGTCGCGCGTCTTGAGCTGGAGCCTGAGCGGACGGGACCTCTCCCGGGCGGCCCGGCTGGCCTCCTGCTCCTCCCGGATCTTCTCCTGCCGCTCGTACGCCTCGGCCAGGCTCTCGCCGTCGAGCACCGGGACGATGACGTCCGGTTCCAGGTCGATGAGCGTACGGACCGTACCGCCCTCGCCGGACATGATGAGCGCGAGCGCGTCGGTCTTGCCGGTGACCGGGCTGGGACGGAGAACGCGCCCGAGCATCTGGATGAACAGCGTCTCGGACCGGGTCGGCCGGGCGATGACCGCGCAGTCCGCGTACGGGAAATCGGCGCCCTCGGTCAGGACCATGCAGTTGACGATGACCCGGGTGCGGCCGGTACGGAAGTCCTCGTAGAACTCCAGGCGCTCGTCCCGGGGGGTACCACCGTGCACAACGGCTGCCCGGATACCGGCGGCGACCAGGTGCCCCTGCACTTCGCAGGCCATGGCCACGGTCGGGCAGAAGACCAGGATCGAGCGCCGGTCGGCCGCGTGCTTCTGGATCACCTGCTTGATCAGGTCGGCGGCTCCGGCCTCCTGCATCGCCTCGCCGAGGCTCTTGGCGGAGTAGTCCCCGCCGGAGCGCTTGACCGCGCCCAGGTTGAGGTCTTCCATCTCGACCTGGCGCGCGCGGACGTCGGTCAGGTAGCCGTCGGCGATCATCTTGAGGACCGACCGGGTGAACACGACGTCCTCCCAGACGCCCCCGAGCCCGCGGCCGTCGCCCCGGGCGAGCGTCGCCGTGAACCCGACCGCGACAGCTCCGGAGGAGCTGTCGTAGCAGCCGAGCACGGCCATGATGTTGCGGTAGGAGTCGGCGACCGCGTGGTGGCACTCGTCCACGATCACGAGCCCGACGGCCCCGGCGAACGCCTGCGCATGGAGCAGGGCGGTCATGCGGTTCGGCCGGGCGAGCGTCTGCACCGAGCAGACCATCACGTCGGCGGTCAGGTCGTTGGACTCGGCCTTGACCTTGCCGCAGTCCAGCTCGGGCGCGATCTGCCGCAGCTTGTCCAGGGCCTGGTCGGCGAGCTCGTCACGGTGGACGAGGATGACCACCCGGGCTCCGCCCTGCGGCCGGACCCTGAGCGAGTCCAGCGGGCCGGTCTGCGCGTCGATGAAGTGCCGGGCGACATGGCTGAAGACGACGGTCTTCCCGGCGCCGGTAGGGAGCACGATCGCCGGACGCTGCATGCCCTCGCGCCAGGCCTTGAAGAGCCGCTCGATGGCCTCAGTCTGGTAGGGCCTCGGGCGGAGCAGGGTCTGGCTCATGCGTCGGCCTCCTCGTCCTCAGGCAGCTCGTCCTCGAAGGTGACCTGGAGAGCTCCGGCGAAGTCGTCCCGTATGTACCACCAGGGCTGCTCCGCGCTGCCGTCCCGGTCCTTGGCCAGTTCCATCCGGTTCAGCTCCCGCAGCAGCTCGGTGAGCCGGAGCAGGGGGTCCGCCGTCACAGGCTCGCGCCAGCGCAGCCAGTTGCGCAGGTAGACGGCGAAGTAGCTCACCGTCCCGATCAGGAAGCCGTACTGGCCGGTGCCGATGGCGTACGTGGCCCACAGGGACTGCGTGACCATGCTCAGCACCCAGCCCCAGCGCTTCTTGAGCCCGACGACGTACATGCCCAGCAGGCCGAACGGGGCGAGGCACCAGGAGCCGTAGGAGATCAGCCAGTCGCTCACAGGTCCGCTCCCCACAGCATGTTGATGATCCGGGTCAGGTCGGCCAGGTAGGCCCGGCGCTCAGCCGGACCGAGGGTACCGACCAGCTCCCGGGCACGGGTCAGGTCGCCGTTCAGGACGGCGTACAGGATGTGCGTGCGGGTGTCGGCGGTCACCTTGGGGACGATCATCTGCTCGCGCACGCCCGGCCCCTCGGCCAGGATGCGCTGCACAGCCATTTCGCGTGCCTGGGTGGAGCCCTCGGTGTGGTGCTCGTAGACGTGCCGGAGGAACGCGTCCCAGCCGGTGACCGGCTTGCAGACGTCCGGGGTGACGGGACAGGGGCGGGTCTTCATGACAGCCTCCGGAGCCGCTTGCGCTGTGCCTCGGCCAGCTCGCTGATGTTGTACAGGGCGTTGTGCAGCCGGGACGCCTCGGACTCGTCCAGCAGCGCGAGCGCGGCACGGACGTCCTCCTCACCGCCGCTCAGCTCGGCCCTGAGCACGGCGTTGAAGACCGTGAGCAGGCGTTCAAGAGTCTGGGCCATGGGCTCTCCTCCTTGGTCGGGTGGTCGTGGGATGGGTATACCCCTCGCGTGTACAGTTGACCCCTCCAGGGTACATTGATCTAACCGAGAGGAGGCGATATGGAAGACGAGTTCCTGACGGTGCCTGAGGCGTCGGACCGCTCCGGCTACACCCGCAAGACGATCTACCGCTGGCTCGACGCCGGACTGCTGACCCGTTACACCGTGGGCGCCCGGGGCGTCCGGGTGAGCGCCCGTGAGCTGGAGAAGCGGTACCGGCCGCAGCCCGAGAGGGTCGGGGCGTGAGCGCGGGACCGGAGTACAACCGGGTCCACCACCTGGCCCGGAAGCTGCTCCTGGGCGCATGCATCCGGTGCCGTGCGACCGAGCGGCTACAGGCCGCTCTGAGCCCCGGGGCGCCGGTCGGGAACCTGCGCAAGGACCCGGTCAGCGGCTGCATGTACAGCATGGACCCGGCCGACTACATGACCCTCTGCCAGCCGTGCCACCGGATCATGGATCTGGTGGAGGGCCGTACGCACTGCTCGAACGGGCACGAGTACACCCCGGAGAACACGGGAGCGGCTCCTGGTAATGCGCGGCGCTGCCTGGCCTGCCACCGGGATGAGGAGGCGAAGCGCCTGTCCGACCCGGAGGCGCGCGCCCGTAAGCAGGCGGCCGACCGGGAGTACCGTCGCCGGAACCCGATCACCCCGGAGCAGCACGTGCGCCGGATGGAGATGCAGCGTGCCCACCGGGCACGGAAGAAGGCGCAGTCATGACAGGCGACTACAACATCAAGCCCATCCCGGTCCGGGCGTACGGCTGCCGGTTCAGGTCGACTCTGGAGTACCGCTACGCCGTGTTCTTCACTGCGGCGGGCTTCGACTGGGAGTACGAGCCGGAGGGCGCGGCCCTGAGCGCGGGCAACTACCTGTGCGACTTCCGGGTCACCGGCCCGAACGGGACCCGGGTCTGGCTGGAGGTGAAGCCCAAGCTGGAGACTGACCCGCCGGACGACCCGCGCTGGTTGGAGCTGGCGAGATCTAGTGGTCTCATGCTCTTCACCGTCCGGGGGATGCACAGGTCCGGCGACCGGTGCGAGAGCGCGCACAGCGCCCGGGTGTTCCTGCCGGACGGGACGGTGGCCGATGTGCACCGGCTGTGGCAGGGGCAGCGGTACGTGAAGGCGTGGGACGCAGCGAGCGAGGCACGGCCGGACAGGCCGGTCCGGAGGGGACGCAGATGACGCGTGACGAGGCCTACCTGATGGCGCGTATGCAGCTCGGGCTCGTGTACGAGGGGGTGCTGCACCATCCTCCGGCCGGGGCGGACGAGACCTGGCTGGACAAGGACGGGGTGATCATCCGGGAGGCGGTGCGGGAGGCGTGGCCGGACCTTGACGGTCGGGAACGGCGCATGTTCCGTCACTGGGGACCGAACAGCTAGACCAAGGAGAGAGCCGTGACCACGATCGAAGAGCCGGGGACGAGTGCGCCCCCGGACCTGATGCCCGGACATGCACAGGAGCTGCGGGAGAGCTGCATCTCGGACGAGGTTGCGGCCGCCCGCCGGTACGAGACCGTCTACGGGACGGACGAGGACAAGGTCCGGCTCAAGGAGCTGAGGGTCCCGAGGTGGGCCTGGCGGGACGAGATGGCCTTCCCGGCGCTGCTCCTGCCCATGTACCGGGTGACCGGCGAGGAGGTCGGCTTCCAGTTCAAGCCAGCCCTCCCGCAGGAGGCCCCCGGCGGCAAGCCCCAGAAGTACGCCAGCCAGACCGGCGTGCCCAACCGGCTGGACGTGCCGCCCGCGGTCGCCGACGCGGTGCGGGACCCGAGCGAGCCTCTGTGGATCACGGAGGGGATCAAGAAGGCGGACTGCCTGGCCAGCTACGGGCGGCCGGTGGTCACCCTGACGGGCGTGTTCAACTGGCGCAGCAAGAACGGCACGCTGGGCGACTGGGAGGACATCCCGCTGCGGGGCCGCTCTGTTGTGATCTGCTTCGACTCGGACGCCCGGGACAAGCGCACGGTGCTGCTCGCGATGCAGCGGCTCGGCCGCTGGCTGGAGAGCAAGCAGGCCCGGCCGATGTACCTGATCACTCCGAAGGAGCTGGTCCGCCCGGACGGCACCCGCGTGAGCACCAAGGGCGTGGACGACTACCTGTACGCGGGCGGCACCATGGAGGGCCTGCGCGAGGCGTGCGTGGCCCAGCTGCCGACCGGGGGCGCGCAGGACGCCTCGTTCACCGAGGCGATGCTCGCGGACCGGGTGTGTGACGAGGAGCTGGACGGCCGGTTCCGGTGGGCTCAGGGGCTCGGCTGGATGCGCTGGAGCGGCAAGGTGTGGGAGGAGGCCAGCGACGCGAGCGTGCTGAGCGCGGTCAAGAGCTGGGCACAGGAGCAGTGGGCGGCCGTGCACGCCGAGCAGGGCCGCGACCCGGGCCGGGACCTCCAGGGCCAGATCGACGGCTGGAAGAGCACCCTGAGCGCGGCCCGGCTGAGCAACCTGGTCAAGCTCGCCCGGGGCAACCTGGAGTGCGCGGCGACGGACTTCGACGCCGACCCGGACAAGCTCAACTGCCCGAACGGGATCGTCGACCTGCGCAGCGGGACGCTCACCCCGCACGACCCGGACATGCTGATGACGCGCATGACGGGGGCGGACTTCGTCAAGGACGCCGAGCACCCCGACTGGACCAAGGCGCTCGAAGCCCTGCCGGGCGACGTGCTCGACTGGTACCAGATCCGTGTCGGGCAGGCGCTCACCGGTCACATGACGAGCGACGGCCGGGTGCTGGTGTGCCAGGGCGGCGGGGCCAACGGCAAGAGCACCGTGTACGACGGGGTCGCCCTGAGCGCGGGCCGGTACGCGGTGCAGGTGAGCGACCGGGCGATGCTCGGCGGGGCGAGCGACAACCACCCGACCGAGATCATGGACCTGATGGGTGCGCGGTACGCGGTGCTCGAAGAGACGCCAGAGGCCCGGCGCCTGGACACCAACCGGCTCAAGAAGCTGGCGGACACGCGGGAGATCACCGGCAGGCGCATCCGGCAGGACCCGGTGACCTTCGAGGCGACGCACAGCCTGTTCATCAACTCCAATTACCGGCCGGTGGTCGACGAGACCGACCACGGCACCTGGAGGCGCCTCGCGCTCGTCGTGTGGCCGTACACCTTCAGGGAGCGCCCGGAGGCCCTCAGGGGGCCCAACGACCGGCTGGGGGACCCGACCCTGCGCGAGCGCATCAAGCAGGACCCGCAGGCTCTCGAAGCCGCCCTCGCGTGGGCGTGTGCCGGGGCGCGGCGCTGGTACGAGATGGACAAGATCATGCCGCACCTGCCGGAGCGGGTCGAGGCCGACACCCTGATGTGGCGCAAGGAGAGTGACCTGATCCTGGCCTTCCTGGACGATCACATCGAGTTCGATCTCGACGCGTGCATCCAGGGCACGGAACTACGCTCCGTGTTCAACGCCTGGGTCAAGGAGAAGGGCGGCCGGGAGTGGGGCGACAAGACGTTCATCGCCCGGTTCGGCGGGCACGACCAGTGCGCGCAGCACAGCGTGGAGTACAAGGCGGTCTTCAGTCCGGCCCGCCTCAGCACCCTGTCTGGTACCCGTCTACACAAGGGAACGGTCCGTGCGTGGCTCGGCGTGGCCTGGAAAACGGGAGATCCGGGCGAAGGCCGCGAACCGGGCGAAAGCCCCGAACCGACAAAAGACCCGTTCAGCGGGGGTGACTCAAGATCTATTACACGTATTACACGTGGCCCCTATACCCCCCCTGGAGGCTCCCTCGCGGGCGTTAACCGCGCAAGTGTAATACGTGTAATAGATCTTGAAGAGCATGATCCGGATGATCATGGAACAGAGGCCGTTCCGGACTACGGCGAAGATCCTTTCGCTGATCTGGAGGAGGCTGCCCCCGTTCCGTCCGGGCCGCCTGCACGGAGCGTGCTCAACGGTCCGGTCGCGTGGGACATCGAGAGCCCGAGCGCGAAGGAGCTCTTCACGTTCCGTAGCCGCCCGGAGGCCCCGTACGCACGCCTGAACGGCGTGCTCGACGCCGACGGGACCGAGGTGCTCACCACCGACCCGGCGGAGCTCGTCCGGCTCCTGGAGGCCGCTGAGGCCGTTCACGCGCACAACGGGTACCGGTTCGACCTCATGGCGCTCGCGTTCCACCACGGGGCCGACTACGACGCGCTGGCGCCGAAGCTCTGGGACACCTACGTGGACGCGACCGTGCTCGACCCCCCGGGCAGCAAGGGCCAGAAGCCCTGGGCCAACGACGGCTACTACGGGCTGGACCAGCTCGCCGCCCGGCTCGGCCTGCCGGGCAAGACCGACCACCTGCCCGCCCTCGCGAAGGAGTACGCGGCCGAGGGCCTGACCGGCAAGGCGGCCGAGGAGGACGGCTACGGGAAGATCCCCGTGGACGACGAGCGGTACCGCTCGTACCTCTCGGGCGACCTGAGCGCGCAGCGTGCGGTCACGGCGGCCCTGCTGGCCGACCCGGAGCGCATGGACTACCGGCGCCGGGAGCAGCGGGTCGCGTACATCCAGAACCGGATGACGCTGTCCGGCTGGAAGATCGACGTCCCGCTGCTGGACCGGCTCGTGCACGAGGAGCAGGACAAGGTCCAGGAGTCGCTCGCCTGGCTGCACGAGAACGCGGGCGTCCCGCTGACCGAGACCAAGAGCCGGGGCCGCGGCAAGAGCAAGGTCTTCTACGAGGAGGTGCGCAAGAGCCCCTTGAGCTCCACCGCCGGGCGTGAGGCACTCGCCCGTGCGTTCAGGGAGCGCGGCCTGCCGTACCACCTGGAGACCGCCTCCGGCGCCCTCGCACTGGGCAAGGACGCCCTGGGGGAGGGCTCGTACATGGTCGGCCGGGGGGCCGGGGGCTCGCTCCGCCCCGGGCTGCTGAACCCGGAGCGCATCGCCCGCACGCCGGGCGCCGACTGGGAGGCGCTGCGCGAGATGGCCGGGCACATCAAGCTCGTGACCACCGCCGTGCAGAAGTACGAGGAGATCCAGAGCTACCTGGTGGGTGACCGCGTGCATGCCAAGGTCGGCGAGACGCAGGGAAGCCGCCGCTGGGCGATGGTCACCCCGAGCCTGACCAACCTCGGCAAGCGGGGCGGCAAGCACGTCCAGCGCGCACCCCTGATCGCCGACGACGGCTGCGTGCTGATCGCGTTCGACTTCGACCAGGTGGACATGCGGGCCGTCGCCGGGCACTGCGGTGACCCGGAGTACGTCGGGATGTTCGTGCGGGGCGATGACCCCCACAGCATGATCTCCAACATGGTGTTCGGGTCCGGCAACTGCTCGTGCCCCGACAAGACGCGGCACACCTGTGAGTGGCGCGACCGGGCCAAGGCGTCAGGCCACGGCTGGAACTACGGCCTGAGCGTCAACGGCATGGTCAACTCGGGCATCGACCGCTCGCTGGCCGAACGGTTCGACGCCGGTATGAACGAGAACTACCCCCGGCTGTGCGCCTGGCGGACCGAGGTGCGGGAGAAGGCTGCGGCCGGAGAGCTGCTGGAGAACGGCTTCGGCGGGCTGCTGCGCTGCGACCCGGCGCGTGCCTGGACGCAGGCTCCGGCGCAGCCGGGCCAGGGGACCGCACGGGATGTCATGTGCGAGGGACTGCTCCGCCTTCCGCAGGAATACGTGCCGTGGCTGCGGGGGGTCGTTCATGACGAGGCCGTGTTCAACGTCCCCGAGGCGCGCGTCCAGGAGTGCATCGAGGTGGTCACGGCGGCCTTCACGATGGACCTGGCCGAGGTGACTCAGGGACGTCTGCACAGCGTGCCGATCGTCGCCGGGGCGAGCCGTCCGGCGCGCTCCTGGGACGGCTGCTACGAGAAATGACCAAGGGAGAAGAGATCATGACGTACGAGAAGTGCCCCCTGTGCGGGGGCCCGGTGACCGTGGCGGCCGACCGGCCCGCCTGGTTCGAGCTGGGGGCGGAGCCGGTGATCCTGGCCCACCGGCCGGGCCTGGACGCCCTCCTGAACGGCCTGACGGCCACGCACCCGGAGTCGACCCTGTGCCTTGCGACGGGCTGCTCGGTGCAGCTCGCCCAGGGGATTGCGGACGACCGGGCGGCCGGATGGCACCTGAAGGCCCACCCGTGAGCCGTATGGACATACGGCCGTGCCCGGGGTAACGCTCCGGACACGGCCCCTGACCAGGCCGACTGCGAACAGCAGGCCAGTGGTATGACCGGTGAGGGCCGGTCCTGTTCGCTCCTCAGAAGGGAACCTCGCAAGATCGCTACGCTACGGACCGGTAGGTTTAGTTAAATCATACGGAGGGTAACCGTATGGGTATACGGGCCCGTGTATGGACCAAGGAGAAGAGACCATGGCAGGGATACTCAGGAAGATCCTCAGGGCGGCCGTCGCGCAGCCGTGGGACTACGTCGGCGAGGGGGCTCCGAACGGCCGGGAGGTCCGCATGAGCCCGGACGGGCAGTACCTTGCGCTGTGGGAGCCGGGCAACGAACCCTGGTTCATCATTGACATGGCGACCGTCCGGGGAGACTGGGTCAAGAGCCGGGACATGGACGGCCGCCGGTACGAGGACTGGGAGCAGTTCTTGCCGATCAAGGAGGACGAATGACCACGGAGTACATCGAGACCCGCATGATCAACCTGGACCGGCTGACGCCCTACCCCGGCAACGCCCGGCACGGCGACCGGGACGTGCTCGTCGAGTCCCTGGAGGCCAACGGGCAGTACCGTTCGCTGGTCGTGCGGGAGGTCGGGGACGAGCGGATCGTCCTGTGCGGCAACAACACGCTGGCCGCCCTGGAGCACCGGGGCGACACGGCCGCCCGCTGCGAGGTCGTCCGCTGCGACGACGCGACCGCCCTGCGGGTCAACCTCGTCGACAACGCGAGCAACGACAAAGCCACCTACGACGACGAGGCACGAGCCCGGCTGGTGTTCCTGCTGGACGGACAGCTGACCGGCTCCGGCCTTGACGAGGACGAGGCCGACGCCCTGCTCGCCCGGTTCGAGGAGGAGGAGATCACCGCCCTGCACGAGCCGGAGACGGCCGAGTACAACGACGACCAGGCCGAGCGTGAGGCACGCATCCTGAGCCACGGCGGGCACGACAGCCGGACCATGGAGTCCCGGGGCATCCGGGACGTCATCCTCGCCATGCCCGCCGCCGAGGCCGACGAGCTCGGCAGGCTGATCATGGCGCTGCGCAAGACCTGGGGCGCACTGCCGCAGGGGGACATCCTGCTGCGCGCGGCCCGGGTGGCGCGGAGTGTACTGGCCGAGGAGACGAACGATCAGGTGGCGGGGGCGGCCGACGAGCCGTACGCGGCCGAGGACAGCGATGCCTGAGGCCATCCTCATGTGCCGGGTGGGCGGCATGCTCGGTCCGGACACCCGCGTGGAGCTGACCGTCGTCGCCCTGGACTCGGCCCTGCCCGACTGCCTCCAGCTCCAGGTCGACGAGGGCATCGAGCGGGTGAAGCGGGAGTACCCCGAGGCGCAGGACGTCCGCCTGCTCGAAGACTGGCACGAGGCCGAACTGGTCCCCGTGGAGGAGGCGGAGATCAATGACTGAGCTGACCGCAGGGACCGACTTCCGCCTCCCGGAGCACCGCCGGGAGACGTTCCTGCGCTTCCTGGAGTGGTCCCACAGGTACAAGAGCTTCCCTGGTGGGGTGCACTACGTGCTGCCGCACATCGCCCGCGCCCTTGAGCTGGACGTGGAGCAGCGCTACTGGCTGGCCTGGCTCAATGCCAACACGCAGAACCCGGTGACCACCCTGCTCCTGTTCACCGAGGCGCCTCGCCTGGAGCACTGGCGCCGGGCCGTCTCCTTCTGGCGGGCGCACTACCGGGCGCTCGACTGGGACACCGACCGCCGCTACCACAAGGCACGCTTCGAGGACGCACTCAGCGGCTACGCCCGGGCCGTGGCCTGCGGCTGCACCGGCCCGCAGCACAAGTACTTCCGGGTCGGGTACGAGTGGCAGGCGTGGTGGGAGCGGGCGTTCGCCCTGCCGACCATGGGCCGCCTGAGCACCTGGAGCTACCTGGAGTACCTGCGCATCCTGCTCGGGGCCGACTACGTGCCTGATGCGGACACGCTGATGCTGGAGGACATCCAGGGCTCGCGCTCGCACCGCAACGGGCTCGCGCTCGTGCTGGGCATGGACGGCTGGGTTGTGGACAAGCAGCTCGGTCGGCCCGGCAAGACGGATGCAGTGTACGAACCGGGCGTCCTGGACCGGCTGAGCTGGCAGGCGCACGAACTGTTCACCGAGGCGCAGCAGCGCATCCCGGGCGCCAATCGGCTCGCCCTGGAGAGCGCCCTGTGCACGTACAAGAGCTGGCACAAGCCCAACCGGCGCTACCCCGGGGTGTACAACGACATGCTGTACAACCGGCTCGTGAGTGCCGAGAACCGGTGGGGCGAGCGCTTCGGCATCATCTGGGACGCTAGGCGTGAGGCGCTGCCGCCCCGGCTCCGGCTGGAGGACAGCCCGTTCGACCCGGGCCTGAGCCCGGTGAAGCAGAACTGGTACCGGCAGACCGGCCAGGTGATCAACATGACCGAGGAGTGGCCGTGCTTCCAGAACGACTTCGAGCGGATGATCGAGAAGCACGAGTTCGGCCTGCGGCGCCGGGCCTGGATCTGAGGAACTGGCTCAGCCCCGTCGAGTTGCGCGATGGCCGGTACTACAAGCGCGAGGATGCCTGCTCCCTGCCCTCCGGCGTCAACGGGAGCAAGCTCCGCGCCTGCGACCACCTGATCCGTCAGGGCGCGGCTCAGGGCGCGACACGGGTCATCTCAGCGGCGAGCGTGCTCAGCCCGCAGAACGCCATGGCGGCCGTCGTCGCCGCCCGGTACGGGCTCGGCTGCACGGTCGTGCTCGGCGGGACGCGGGCGGAGACGGCCTTCAAGCACCGCTCGCCCGCCCTCGCCCGGGACTACGGCGCACAGTTCGAGTTCGTGGGCGTGGGGTACAACCCGGTGCTCCAGCGCCGGGCAGGGATCCTCGCCGGAACGGACCCGAGGTCGTACTGGCTCCGCTACGGCATCACCACCCCGCCCGGCACGAGCGCGCGGGACCTGCGCGCCTTCCACCAGATCACCGCCGACCAGGTGAAGAACTTGCCCGAAGGGATCAGGACGCTCGTCGTCCCGTTCGGGTCGGGCAACACGGGTGCGGGCGTGCTCATGGGCCTGAACCAGCACGCACCCTCCACCCTGGAGAACGTGATCCTCGTAGCGATCGGGCCGGACCGGCGGCTATGGCTGCACGAGCGGTTCCACAAGATGGGCGTGAGCCTGCCCCGCTTCCGGCTGATCGACCTGCACGGCACCGGTTACGCGAGCTACACGGACGCCATGCCCGGCCAGGCCGACGGGATTACCCTGCACCCGACGTACGAAGGCAAGGTCGTCCGCTACCTGGACGAGAAGGCACCCGACTGGTGGGTCCGCCGTGACGGCACGACCTGCCTGTGGATCGTAGGAGGACCGCTCAAGTGACCAAGCCGATCAAGGGAAACGACCCGAGGCACAACCTGATCCAGGAGATTCTCGAAGGCGACGCCCGCATGCAGGACGTGGCAGCCGCCCGGCTGCGCGGGATCGATGAGCTGGTCCGGAACGCGGAGGCCGTGGCGGCCGACCTGACCCAGACCCTCATTCCTGAAGACCTGCGCGCGGCCGGGTACCGGTTCGCGTTCGAGACCACGCCCATACCGATCACGAAGGAAGACCATGGCTAAGCAAAAGATCCTCAAGCCGATGGCGCCCGAGCGCCGGGCAGACGTCTACGCCCGCACCAACCACCAGGACGTGTTCCGGCCGACCCCGGCGCAGCGCCGCCGCATCCGCAAGGCGGCCCGGAGGGCGCAGCGATGACCTACCGGCCACAGCCCGGCGACATCGGGCTCACCGTCATCACCGGAGCCGGAGGCGCGGCCATCCGGCTGGCCCAGTGGCTCAACGGGGACGGCTTCAAGAAGTACGCCCACGCCTACGTCGTGAGCGAGATCCGGGACGACGGCCCCTGGATCGTCGAGGCCATGCCCGGCGGGGCGCGGCACGTCCGCAACTGGCACACGGACGCGGTCTACCTGCGCTGTCCGGAGGGACTGGGCCTGGCGGTCGCGAGTGCTGCACGCGGGTACGTGGGCGTGCCGTACAGCGCGGCCGACTACGTCGCACTCGCCGCGGCCCGGCTGCACATCCCCGCCCCGCACCTGAAGCGCTACGTGCGCGACTCCGGGCACATGATCTGCTCCCAGCTCGCCGACCAGGCAGCAGCCGACGGAGGCTGGCACCTGTTCCGGGACGGCCGCTGGCCCGGCGACGTCACGCCCGGAGACCTGACCCGCCTGTACCGGGACGAGCGCGCCATGCGCATCACCACGGACGGGGACGTGTCCAGGTGATCGGCGAGATGCTCTACATCGCCGGGCCGCCCGGCGTCGGCAAGTCCACCCTCGCCCGGGAGCTGACGGCCGGGTGGGACCGGATCGTGCACACGCATGCGCCCGTGCCGCATGTCGTGCTCCGGCATCCGGTCACCGGCCTGAAGGCCGGACTGGAGCTCGGGGTGCCGCGTCCGGCCTTCTCCGGTACCGACGCACTGAGCATGAGCATCGGCCCGGCCGCGCTCGACTTCATGCTCAGCCGGACGAGCACGGTCCCCTTCGCCCTCGGAGAGGGCTCACGGCTCGCTACACGGCCGTTCCTGGGCGGGCTGGTACACGCGGGCGTCCGGCTCACGTTCGTGTCCCTGAGCGCCTCTCAGGACGTTCTGGACTACCGCTGGCGCGCCCGGGGCAGCAAGCAGAATCCGAGCTGGCGCAAGGGCGCGGCAACCCGTGCGGAGCGCATGTTCGAGTGGGCCAAGGAGACCGACGGGGTCAAGACGATCCGGCTCCTCCATGCGGACTCGCTGGACCCGGCCGGGGTGGCCGACGTGATCCGGGAGATGTTCCCGCTCATCGACCTGAGAGACTCAGCAGCATGATCTCGATCCGTGTCCGGTCCCGCATCCCGCAGGAGGAGCTGGACCTCAAGGTCGGCAAGGTGCTCGGCGACGACGCGTACAACGTCCTGCTCACCGGGCCCAGCCGGGTCTTCATGCCGAACGGGAAGCTGCTCTGCGTCTACCTGCCGGGGGCGATGGCCGGGCACGTAACTGAAGCTCAGTATGAGGTTCTGCACTCCCTGCGACGCGAAACTACAAACAACCGCGGGCTCGCTTCCGGCTCCCGGGGCACGCAGGTCGGCGAGCAGAAGCGCACCTACTTCATGCACGTCAGCTCCAACATCCTCGGTGCGTTCGAGCCTGCGGGCACGTTCAAGTTCTGCCGCCTCACCGCCTGGACCGGACGGCACCTGCCGCAGTGGGAGCTGCTCCAGCCGGTGTTCGCGCGCGTGGCGTACGAGATGCACGCCCACGTCCCCGACCGGTTCGACGCACAGATGGATGAGATCTCCAAGACGCACCCGGACTGGGTCGTGCCCAGCACCCCGTTCACAACGATCACGGTGAACAACACGTACCCGACCGGCGTGCACACCGACAAGGGTGACCTCGACAAGGGCTTCAGCACGATCTTCACGCTGCGCCGGGGGCAGTACACGGGCGGCCGGTTCGTGTTCCCGGAGTACCGGGTCGCAGTCGACCTCCAGGACGGTGACCTCATCCTCATGGACGCGCACCAGTGGCACGGCAACACGGCCATCACCTGTGCCTGCGGAGAGCGCAGGACCAAGTTCTGCGACGTCTGCGGCGCCGAGCGGATCTCCGTCGTCAGCTACATGCGCACCGCCATGACCAGCTGCGGAAGCGAAAAGGAGGAGGCCAGGCGGGCGGTGGAATACCGTGAGAAGACCAAGGGAGTGATCCGCTAAGACCAGAGGAGGGTTACGATCATGGTCCATGACGGATGGAGCAATGCGGACCAGTCCCGGGTGGAGGCCCGTCGCTGGAAGGCGGTCACGCTGGCCAACCGGGGCCTGACCCACAAGATGATCGCTCAGGAGATGCAGGAGGACTACCGGGCGCACAACGCCAACCTCACGCTCATCCAGATCGAGGCGCAGGTCGGCCCGGACATCGCCCGTGCGCTCAGGGACTACCGCAAGCGCGCCGACCACGCGATCGAGGAGAAGCTGACCGCGGCCTCCCTGCGGCTCAATGAGATCCGCCGCCGCCTGTTCGGAGTGATCGTCGGAGACCATTACGTGCTGCACGCCGGGCAGATCGTCAAGGACGAGCAGGGCCGCCCGCTCAAGGACAGCGCACCCGTGCTCGCGGCCCTGGCGCAGCTGCGCGCCCTGGAGGAGCAGCAGGCCCGGCTCGAAGGCACCAACGCCCGGGAGAAGATCGACATCGCGCTCGGCCGCCGGGTGGACGAGGAGGCCATGGACGTGACCGAGGCCATCCTCGCCGCCTTCGCCGCCATCCCGGAGCTCGGCCCCGAGGTCCGCCAGCGCGCGCTGGAGGCCGCCGGAGCGCACCTGCGCACCATCGAGGGTGAAGTGGTCCACGAGACGGAGGAGCCGTGACACGCTGGATGTACACCGAGCTGGGCTCCCTGGAGGACGCCGCCAACCGGACCATGTCCGGCACTGACGTCCGGCTCTGCTACCACGTCGACCGAACGGTCACTTCGGTCAGCGGCCTGACCCGGGCCGAATGCGACTACTGCCCGGCGTGGGCCATAGCCCCGGGTGCTCTCCCGGACATCGCCCCGTCCCTGCTGCGGGGAGCACCATGACCGAGACCCTCATCCACACGGGCGACATCCTGGAGCTCCAGCGGTGCGCCCTGTACCGGGGCCACCGCTGTGCCGTCGTCCAGGCCCACCACATCTGCCCCAAGAGCTGGTTCCTCGCTGCCGGGAAGCCCGTCGACACTCCGATGATCACGCTCTGCCCGAGCTGCCACATGAACATCCACGCCGCGCTCAACGGCCTCATCGCCGGTTGGGACGTGCGTGTGGTGCCGCTGCGCTGCCGCACCGTCGCCCAGCAGGGGCTCAAGATCGCCGAGGCTCTGGGGCTGACCCCGGCACCCACGCTGTGACCTGGACGTTTGGACCAGGCGCGATTTAGGTAAATACTCCATGAGTCCCGGACCGGCAGAGGGCGATGACCTGCCGGGGGCCGGGACCGGCGCCTTCCGGAGGGTCGTGGGTCCCGGGGAACCGGAAGGCGCCACTCCAACCTTCTCTGACCAAGGACCATACGCCCATGGCTACTGCGAGTGAACTCCCGGCCTCAGCTCCCGTCTACCTCACCCGGCGCGAGCGCAAGTACCTCTGGCTCATGGCGCAGGGCTACACGCCCAGCGAGGCCAAGGTCATCCTCCGCATCTCGGCCACCCCCTCCCTCTGCACACGGGTCCGGGACAAGCTCGGTGCCACCACCATGGAGAACGCCATCTACCTCGCCTGCCAGCGGGACCTGCTCGGGCCGCATGAGGAGTGCGGCACCATGCAGGGCTACCGCGCCCACCGGGGCCGTCACGAGGACGCCTGCCGGGCGTGCCACAGGGAGTACCTGGAGTACTCGGAGCGCCAGGGCACGTCGATCGTCAAGAAGGTCGATCTCACGGAGGCAGAGGTGCGGCTGCTGCGGGCGTTCGACTCGGGGCGCACCTTCAAGCAGGTGCTGATCAAGTGGCAGTGCTCGCCGCACACCCTGCGGGACCTGCGCGCCTCCCTGTACCGCAAGCTCGACGTGGCTCACCTGCCGCAGGCCGCCCGGTACCCGGCAGCCCTGGCGGAGGGGCGCAGGCTCGGCTACCTGATCCCGGACAAGGTGGTCAACCCGCTCTTCAAGCGCAACCCCCGGCGCTGGGGGACCACCGACCTCACCGATCTGGAGGTCCGTACGCTGGCCGCTGTGTCCGGCGGAGCCTCCCTGTCCGAGGCGGGCAAGGTGCTGAACATCCCCGGGTCCTCCGTCAGCTCCCGCCTGGCGCGCATCTACAAGAAGCTCGGTGTCCTGGACCACGGCCACGGGCTGCGCCGGGAGGCGGCCCTCAAGGAGGCCCGCTCCCGCGGCTACGCCGTGTGAGAGCTCTGGCCTGACGTTTGGCTGTCCGGTGTAGACCCATTACCGTGCCCGGCGGAGGTGGTCGTCATGGCCGCGCACAGGAAGCCGAAGAAGAAGGGCGCCCTTCTGGCGGGCGCTACGGGGGTGAGCACAGTTGCCGTTGCCCTCACCGTGGGCAGCGGCAGTCCAGCCTCGGCCGCGAGCACGTCGACATGGGACAAGGTGGCGGCCTGCGAGTCGTCCGGGAACTGGGCAATCAACACGGGCAACGGGTTCTACGGGGGACTCCAGTTCACGTCATCGACGTGGGCAGCGTACGGGGGACGGTCCTACGCCCCGCAGGCCAACCAGGCCACCCGAGCTCAGCAGATCCTCGTGGCGGAGAAGGTGCTCCACAGCCAGGGACCCGGAGCGTGGCCCGTGTGCGGGCCCCGAGCGGGCCTCAGCCGGTCCGGACCGTCTCCCCAGCTCCGGTCCCAGTCAGCACCCCGCACAGCCCCTCACACGAGCCGTCAGGCCCCGTCCAGCCCAGCCCGAGCGGCAGCAGCAGTGGCGTACGCGATCAGCAAGATCGGCCCCGCGTCGTACCAGTGGGGCGGCAACGGGCCCTTGCACTTCGACTGCTCCGGGCTTACGTCCCAGGCCTGGCTGCACGCTGGAGTCCGGATCCCGAGGACAGCAGCGGGCCAGCTGCACAGCCTGCACCGAGTGCCACTGTCACAGATCCGCCCCGGAGACCTCGTGGTCTACACCTTCCGCTCGTACGCGGACCACGTAGCGATCTACGTGGGCGGGGGCAGGACGGTGGACACGGCGAGTAGCCACGTCAACTCCGGAGTCGGGTACAGCCGGTTGCACCGCCTCGGCGGTACTATCGCCGGAGTCGTCCGGCCGTATGGGAGCAGGGCACCCCTCCACAAGCCCGTGGCGCCCCCGCACGGCCGGGCGCACCTTGAGTCCGCTGGTGTGCAGCCCGCTCCGGCCGGGGCGTACCGGGTGGTCCGGGGAGACTGGCTGAGCAAGATTGCCCGCACCCACCACACGACCTGGCAGGTGATCTACAACCTCAACCGGGACCGGATCAAGGACCCGAACCTCATCTATCCCGGTCAGCTCCTCCGTATGCCGGAGGGCGCCACGTCCATGTAGGCTCAGCCTGCTCGCTCAACAATCAGGAGCCCCGGGGTCCACGTCGCTGCGGTCCGGGGCTCCGACCCTGTCCGGACGTGGAGGAACGATGAGGAAGATCTTTACGGCGCTGGGTGTGTCCGTGTCCGCTCTCGGGCTCGTGCTCGGTCTGAGCGGGTCGTCCTACGCCGGGTCCGACGGGCCCACCGTCTGCAACTCCGGCCCCCAGTCGGCGTGCGCCTGGTTCCACCAGGACGGCGACATCGTGTACGTCAAGGACACCGACTGCGACATGCACGCGGCCGTGGCACAGGTGCAGATCCCCGCCGCCGGGATCTACGAGAACCTGTGGAACACCGACGGGTGCGGCACCACCCGCAGCCGTCAGTACGGCACCCGGGTCCCTGAGGGATCCCGCGTGTACTACCAGGCCTGCTACGGGGTGTACTCCACCGGCTACATCACGCGGTGCTCGGCCCTGGGGTCCGGGGTCGCCTAGACCAGCCCGAGCACGGCCAGGATCAGCAGCACGAGCAGCACCACCACGAGCACATAGACGATGTTCACGTCACTCACCTCCCGGGTCGGGTTCCCCGTCCGGAGGGGCATACTCGGTCCATGAGTGATCGGCAGCGCAGGACGAGCCAGGCCGCAGACCGTCTGCTCATGCACGCGCGCACGCTCACCGAGCCCCGATGGACCCCCCTGCCGCACCAGGTCCCTCCGCCCGGGGACTGGTACGGGTGGCTGCTGCTGGCGGGGCGCGGCGCCGGTAAGACCGACGCCTGCGCCAAGTACGTCCACGACCACGTCCACGGCCCGCCCTGCCTCCCCGGACCCGTCCCCCACTGGGTCGGCATCATCGCCCCGACCCTGGGGGACGCGGCGACCAGCTGCGTCACCGGGCCGTCCGGGCTGCTGGCCCACAGTCCTGAAGCCAAGATGATCACGGTAGCGGGCGGCACCGTCGTCCGCTGGCCCAACGGCAGCGAGGCCAAGCTCTTCGGCGCCAACACCGAGCCGGACACCGACCGTCTGCGCTCCGGCGGCAACCGCTGCCTCCAGTGGCTGGAGGAGATGGCCGCCTGGCGCTACCTGGACCAGGCCTGGGCGCAGATGCGGTTCGGCCTGCGTACCGGTCCGCACCCGCACTGGGTCGCGAGCACGACCCCCAAGCCACGCCCGCTCATCAAGCGCCTGGCCGCGGGAGGCGTGCCGAACGTCGCCCTCACCCGGGCCGCCATGAGCGACAACCCCCACCTCCAGGAGGACGTCCGTCAGGCCCTGATCGACGAGTACGAGGGCACCGACCTCGGCCGTCAGGAGCTGCTGGGCGAGATCCTCGACGAGGACAGCAACGCCCTGTGGACCCGGGCCTCTGTGGAGGCCAGCCGTCTGTCCGTCCCGGACACCAAGCTCATCCGCGTCTCGGTCGGCGTGGACCCGAGCGGCGGCGCCGGGGAGCAGGGCATCGTCGCCGTCGGCAAGGGGATGATCGTCCGCGACCACGAGGACCCCCGCAAGCGCACCCCTCTCGCGCACGGCTACGTCCTCGGCGACCGTACCGTCCACCTCCGGCCGGAGGGATGGGGCAGGGCGGCCGTCCAGGCGGCCGTGGAGTTCGAGGCGGACGACATCTGCGTGGAGGTCAACTTCGGCGGGGAGATGGCCATCAGCACCATCCGTGCCGCCGCCGACAGCATGGGCGTCCACATCCCGATCAAGATGGTCCGGGCCACGCGGGGCAAGGCCGTCCGTGCGCAGCCGGTCAGCGCGCTCACCGCACAGGGCCGCTGGCACATGATCGGAGTCCACTCCGAGCTGGAGGATCAGCTGTGCACCTGGTACCCGGAGCTGGACTGGTCCCCGGACCGTCTGGACGCCATGGTCTGGCCCGCCTGGCACAACCGGATCGTCAAGCTCACCCAGACCGGCAACAGCGTCGGAGGCGGCATGTCCCAGATGGCGAAGACGATCGGATAAGCTAAATCCCCGTGGACTTCAACGACCCCCGCTGGTTCCTCCTGCTGGTCGGCCTGGTGCTGCTGGTCAACCGGCACGCCGTGGTCAAGGTCACCGCGGCGATCTTCACCATCATCGGCGTCACCTGGGCGAACGGCTGGCTCGGGACCGTGGTGCATACTCTGCTCAATGGGGCCTTCGCCTCGATCGGCTAGCGTCAGGGAGACGCCATCATGTTCAGACTCTTCGGCCGTGAGCAGGTTGTGTACCTCGCGATCATCGCCGGTATCGCCCAGGTGCTCATGTCCTACGGCTTTGACGTCTCGCGTACGTTCCAGGCCGTCGCCACCGCGATCATCGTCTTCGTGTTCGCCGTCGGCAACGCCATCCGCATGCACGACGGCGCCGTGGCCCTCGCGACCGGCATCCTCAACGCCCTGTTCGCGCTCTTCGCCGGGCTCGGTCTCGACTGGACCACGGGCCACCAGACGTACATCGTCGGCGCCGTGACGGCCCTTCTCGCCCTCTTTACCCGGCAGCAGGTCACCAACCCCATCCCGGCCACGGTCAGCCCGGCCGGACGCCTCGTGGACCACACCGCCTGACTCAGGAACCAACCGTCCAGGCCGGGCGTCTTCCGGGTTGCGGAGTGTCCGGCCTGCGACCACCTCCAACCCACAGCTCGGGCACTCCGTCTAACGATCAAGGAAGTACATGACCAGACGCAGCTGGGTCGCGTTGCTCATCCTCCTTCTCAGCGCCGGGGCGATCACCTTCGTCGCCCTGTCGGCCTCAGGCTCCTCCTCAGGAAAGCCCGACCTCCCCGCGTGCAAGGCGGCGATGCGGTCTCAGTTCCAGTACGGCATGTCTCACCCGGACGCGCCCGAGGGCACACGCCCGGCCGAGTGCCGGGGCGTGAACGACGAGGATCTTCAGCGCTTCGCCTCGGAGATCATGAACGACTACCTGGACGGCAACTCATGACGCAGCCTCCTACCGCTGAGACGTTCTGGCTGCCGGTGCTGCTGCCGGTCCTGCTGATCCTGGTCGTCTACCGGCTCACCCGGCTGGTGACGCGGGACGACTTCCCGCCCGTGCTGTGGGTGCGGGACAGGGTCGCCGGAGGCTGGCGGCCCTTGAGCGGGAAGGAGCGGGAGCGCTACTACGCCTCCACCCCCACGCAGAAGGCTGTGCTGAGCACCGACTGGTCCTTTGACTCCGAGGCGGAGAGCCCCCAGCGCTACGTACGCCGGGCGCCCTGGTCCCCGCACTGGCTGGCCGAGCTGGCCACCTGCCCCTGGTGCGCGAGCGGCTGGATCTCCGGGGCCGTGGTCCTCGCTACAGACGTCACCGTTGGCCTGCCTGTGCCGTGGCTGTACGGGGTAGCCGTATGGGGCGCAGCGGCGCTGCTGGGCAGCAGGGAGTGGGCGTGATGGATGACTTCACCTGGTTCCTGGTGGGCGTTGCGGGCGGCGCAACGGCCGTGCTCGGCCTCGGATACGCCGCCCTCAAACGCTGGAGGAACTCATGACCGAGCAGCCCGCCGGGCCCCCGCCCTTCGACCCGGCGCACCCGGCCGTCGGCTCCGTGCAGGCCTGGCTCAACGTCGGCCGTCAGCGCTTCCCGCAGGGCGAGTTCCTCATCATGACGCCCCGGGTGCCCAACGCCACCCTCACCGTCCTGCTCAGCAAGGCGGACGCACAGGCCTGGGTCGACGCCATCCAGGCCGAGATCGACCAGATGAGCAGCCTCACCATCGCCCCGGCGGGTGCCGCTCTCCCGCCCCTGAACGGCCGCCCGCACGACTGAGCACAGGGCGCAGTTGGTGTCCCGTGCAACCATGTCCGCATGCTCCTCGCCGAGGCCGACCCCGTGACCGCCCTGCTGCTCCAGTACGGGGCGGTCGGCCTGCTGGCGCTGCTGGCCATGGCGGCCGTCAGGGTGCTGTTCGCTAAGCTGTCCGCCGAGCTGGAGAGTCACAAGGCTCGGGGCGACCGGCTGGAACTCGAACTGATCAAGATCAATGAGGCGGTCAGGAATGAGTACCTCACCACCATTGCTCAGTCGGCGCGCGCTACATCAGAGGCAAGCCAGGCCGTGGCCAACGCCCTGGCAGCGCTTCGCAGGGATTGATCTCATGGAGGCAAAGCACCCCCCGCAGCAGCAGAGCCACATAGACCGTGTCCTGGCCGAGTCGAAGCGCCTGCGTACCGAGATGCTCCGCACGGCCGAAGAGCTCAAGGGCTTCGCTGACGACCTGATGGAGGCCGCCCGCCTCCTCAAGTCGGAGACGGCCCGGCTACCCGCTCCTCCAGACTCCGGGAGCACGACCGATGCAGGAGCATGAGAAGGCAGAACTGGAAGCCCTCGTCGAGGCCGCCGCCGGTATCCAGGACCGGGTCCAGCGGCTCGCCGCCGACGAGGGCGTTCAGTTCGAGACCCTGGCCCAGAAGGCGCACCGGAACCGGATGCTGGCCACGAGCGCGATCGTCGGGGTGTTCATCAGCCTGCTGATCCTGACCGCCCTGGCCTTCGTCGGGGTGGGTATGCAGCGCAACACGGACCGCATCGACCAGCTCACCCAGCGCCTGGACGCGGCGCAGACCACGCAGCGCAAAAAGGCCCTCTGCCCCTTGTACCAGGTCTTCCTGGACTCCAAGTCGCCGCAGGGCCGTGCGGCTGCGCCGGACCCCCAGAAGTACGACCACGCGTTCGTGGTCATCCAGCAGGGCTATGACGCCCTGCACTGCTCGGACTTCCTCACCCAGCCCTAGCGCGTCGAGATGATGATCACCGTCATGACTCCGATCCCGCAGGTGCTTCACCTCGCGCATGTGCGGAGGATAGGGCTTCCCGGCGTGAGGGCCGTCTGCCGATCACGGGTATTCTGCCCCCGACATGATCGGGAGGCACCATGGCCTGGTACCACGCATTCGGGCGCAGGAGTCCGGCCCTCGTCGCCTCCGCCACGCCCGAGCCCCCGGCGCTCACGGCCGCCGCCGCCCCGCCCAAAGGACCCGAGGCGCAGTTCCTCCGTCACACGGAGAAGTGGCAGGACGAGGTCTGGCGCTACTACGACACCCTGGGCGAGTTCAACTACGGGGTGTGGTGGCTGTCCAACATGCTCAGCCGGGTCCGGCTGCGCGCAGCCAAGCTCCAGCCCGACGTGGACGAGCCCGAGATCGAGACCAAGGGCCCGGCGGCCGACCTGATGATGCTGTTCGGTGGAGGCGTCACCGGCCAGGCCCAGATCATGAAGCGCCTCACCGTCCAGCTCTCCATCCCCGGCGAGGGGTACCTGATCGGGGAGCAGAAGAAGGGCAAGGAGACCTGGCAGGTCCGCTCGGTCGACGAGATCCGTTCTCAGTCCAAGGGCTACTACGTGCTGGACGAGGAGTCCGTCAACGCCGGGCAGGACTGGCGCCCCCTGGCTCAGAACAGCCTCGTCACCCGTGTGTGGCGCCCCCACGACCGCTACTACCACCTCGCCGACTCCCCGGCCCGCAGCGCCCGGGACATCATGCGGGAGCTGGAGCTGGTCAACCGGAAGATCGTGGCCGAGTACCTGAGCCGCCTGGCGAGCGCGGGCATCCTCGGCATCCCCGACGAGCTGACCTTCCCCGTGCGGGAGGAGTTCGCCGACCAGCCCAACCCCCTGGTCTCCGAGTTCATCGAGGTCGCCAGTCAGGCCATCGCCAACCCCGGTACGGCCAGCTCCGTCATCCCGATCCCGATCACCGGCCCGTCCGAGGCCATTCAGGCGCTCACGCACATCGACTTCACCCTGGCGATGGACGAGCGGATCATCGAGAAGCGGGACAGCGCCATCAAGCGCCTCGCCACCAAGCTCGACATGCCCGCCGAGATCCTGCTCGGCATGGGCGACGTCAACCACTGGGGCGCCTGGCAGCTCGAAGAGGGCGCGCTCAAGACGCACATCGCGCCCGTGGCGGAGCTGATCTGCGACAGCCTGACCCGGGGCTACCTCCAGCCCCGGCTGGAGGCGTCCGGCGAGGACCCGGCCGACTACGTCGTCTGGTACGACATGAGCGAGCTTGCCCTGCGCCCGGACCGGTCGGCCAACGCCACCGAGGCCTACGACCGGCTGGAGCTGTCGGGCGCAGCGTTCCGGCGCGAGCTCGGCTTCGACGAGGACGACAAGCCCACCAACGACGAGCTGAAGGAGCAGGCGTACAAGGTCATCATCCATACGCTGCCGTCCGGCGCCTCGTCCGCCCTCAGTGCGCTGGTGGGGGAGAGCGTCGCGCCCATCGTCCCGGTCAGTGCTCAGGACCCCGGCACGGTGGAGCAGACCCAGGAGGGGAACACGCCGCCTCCGAAGGCTCAGACCCCTCCCGCGCCCCCGGCCAAGGGCACCCCGCCCGAGCCCGGGGAGAAGGAGGCTCAGGGCCCTCCGGCCACCAAGGAGAATCCGCCGCCCCCGCCCAACGAGGGCGCCAAGCAGGCAGCCCGTGCCGCCCGGCTCCTCCAGCAGGCGCGCACCCAGCACATGATCCGCTACCGGGCCGCCGGTCCGGCCGAGCTGCTGCACCCCCAGCTGTGCCACGAGTACGAGTACTCCTGCCCGTTCACGTCCGCTGCGGCCGGGGACAAGAACCGCGCCCGGCCAGGCACCTCCGGCGTCTACCTGTGTCACCTGGACACGTTCGGCCGCCTGGTGCTCGACGGGCCGTCCCCGTACTCCGACACCCGAGCCCTGATCAGTACGATCGTCCCGGCGGTGAACGGCCATGGGTGAGACCTTCCACCGCCGGGGCCATCACGTCCAGAAGGCGCACGGCCGCCGGGCCGCCCTGGCCGCACAGGACGATCACCTCCAGGGCGGGATGATCGCGCTCATGCCCACGGCGGAGGACGCCCGGCGCCTCGCGCTGCCTGGCGGGGAGAGCGCGGCCGAGCTGCACTGCACGCTGTACTTCCTGGGGGACGACGTCTCCGGCTGGACCGAGGAGCAGCGCAACGAGCTGGAGTCCACGGTCCGGGCACTGGTGCCGCTGTACGAGCTCGGACCAGTCCAGTCCAAGATCTTCGGGGTTGCCCACTGGAATGGAGGCAGCGAGAAGCCCAGCTGGGTGTGGTCCGTCGGGGATGCCGACCCGGATAACCCCCCGGGGCTCTCCCGGGTCCGTGCTGCGGTCACCGAGGCCCTGGAGTCCACGCACGAGCGGCCCGACATCCCGCCGCAGCACCAGCCCTGGGTCGCACACATCTGTGCCGCCTACACCGACGACCTCACCCTTGTCCGCCGCCTGGAGAAGGGGCTCGGGCCAGTCACCTTCGACCGGATCCGGCTCAGCTTCGGCGACGACGACCGGGACATCCCGCTCACGGGCGCACTCACGGCCAGCGCGCTGCGCCGGGACGCCCTGCCCCACGAGGAGTTCACGGACTTCGCCGAGCACAACCGGCAGTGGGAGAACGCGGTCGCGTCGGCGAACGGCCGGATGCAGACGGTCCTGAGCGACTGGCGAGCCCAGCTGAAGAACCAGATCGCCTCCCTGGCCGACGAGCCTCAAGATCTCACCGCCCTTACGGTCAACCCCGGGGACGCGACAGAGATCCTGAGCGAGGCGATGCTCGATCTCGCGCGCCGGGCCGGGCAGTCCCTCGCGCGCGAGGCGGAGAAGCAGGGCGTGGCCGTCCCGGACTGGAGCCTGCCGGACGACGTTGTCACGGCGGCCGTCGGCGGCCGGAAGCTGCTGAGCTCCGTCGCCAAGATGACGGCCGACCTGCTCGCCACCTCCGTCGTCCAGTCGGCCAAGCGCACCGTCACCGGTCTGTTCGCCCGGGACGCCACCCCCGACGCCATCGCCACCGAGGTCGACCGCACCCTCGCCGATGCACAGGACGGGCTCCTCAAGGGCCCGGTCGGCACGGCCATGACCACGGCACAGACCGCCGGACGGCAGGCCGTCCTCCAGGCGGCTCCGCCCGGCGAGTACTACGCGAGCGAGATCCTGGACAGGAATACGTGCGCGCCCTGCCGGGCCGTGGACGGCGAGCAGTTCGGCTCGCTGGAGATTGCCATCAAGGCGTACCCGGTCATGGGCTACAAGGACTGCGTCGGGCCCAAGTACGGGCACAGCTGCCGGGGGCTCATCGTGGCCCGCTGGACTCCCGAGGAGACGGTCACTGCCGCCGCTGATGCCGTCCCTTTCCACGGGACGCTCGGTGACCCGGGCTACCACCTTCTCCACCCCGGCAACCGGGGCAAAGGGCTGCGCAAGCTCGATGAGCCCCGGGGCGGGATGATCGGCTCCCCCGACTTCACCGAGGAGGAGCACACCACCGCCCTGTCCTCGTACGTCCTCGACCCCCGTCCGTTCAACGTCCCCCTCCGGTCCGGGGAGGGCGGGGGCGAGAAGGAGGAGGAGACCCGTGCCCTCAACGACTTCATTGACATCCAGGAGCCGCTGGCCGAGCCGGTGACCGTTCTGCGGGGCGCCTTCAAACTGCCCGAGATGAAGGAGGGGGACGAGTTCAGCGACCGGGGCTTCACCTCCGCCACGGAGGACGAGGCGGTCGCCAGCCTGTTCGCCATGGCGCCCCTCATGCAGGGCAAGGAGAGGGGCGACACCCTGCACATCACCATTCCCAAGGGGACGCGCGTGCTGGAGGTCTACAAGGTGTACCCGCACGGCGCCGAGAGCGAGTTCATCCTCCCGCCGGGCACGACGTTCCGGGTCACCGGAGTCAACGACAACGGCTACGACCTGGAGGTGGTCCCACATGGCGGATGAGCACGGGGACCTGGACCGGTTCATCGTCACGGGGGACGACATCACCGTCCACCACAAGGCCGGGAAGTCCGAGGCCGGGGGCAACGTCCACGTCTACCACGGCACGCCCGGCGACCCGGGCTATCCGGCCCTGCACCCCAAGAGTCACAAGGGCCGGACCAAGACCGCCAACGGCGGAGTGCTCGGCAGTGACCGCTTCACCGAGGAGGAGCACAAGGCTGCCGCCGACGAGTACCTCTTCGAGGCGTACGCCATGAACGAATGGCTGCGGCATCACAAGGTGGCCGAGGGGACGCCGAACGATGAGGAGGATCTGGACAGCCTCAACTCCCGCCTCATGGACCTGATCGAGGTCCAGGAGCCGTCCACTGAGGACGAGGTGTTCTACAGGGGGCTGCAAGACCCGTACTCCTTCGCCGACCAGCTCAAGCGCGGCGCCTTCCAGATGAAGAAGGGCGACGAGTTCCATGACCGGGGCTTCGTCAGCACCTCGGAACGCCGGGAGGTCGCGGACAAGTTCCGGGGCGACGGGGGCTTCATCATGCAGGTCACCGTGCCCAAGGGGACCCGCTACTTGAACACCGACAAGACCATCCACGACAAGCCCCAGTGGGAGCGCGAGCGCATCCTTATGCCGGGCACACGCTTCAGGTTCACGGGCTATGTGGGCTCGGCGTTCGACAACCCCCCGGTCCTCGGTGTGGAGGTCATCCCCGCATGAGCAAGAAGCCCGACACCGGCCGCTTCGCCGTTCCGCCCGGCGACCTCAACATCGATCACCGCGCCAAGGGCAAGGCCGACCCGGAGGAGATGTTCCCGCCGCCCCGCAAGGCCGACAAGAAGACAGCGGCTACCCTGCTCCCAGCTGATCCGTCCGAGGAGGGACACGTGACCACCGAGGCACTCAAAAAGGGCGAGCCCTCCCCGGGCACCAAGAAGGACAAGCGGCTCAAGGAGAACGACTACGCCGACCCGGGCCACTTCGACGAGACGGTCATGCTCCAGGTTCTGGCCTGGAACGGGTCGGCTGCCCGGTTCACTGACGCCGAGTACCGCAAGGCCTGCGCTGCCTGCGACTCCGGCGGCACCGCCAAGGGGAGTTGCTTCCTGCCGCATCACGAGCCCGGCGGATCCCTGAACAAGGACGGCGTCCACGCCGCAGCGCAGCGCATCGGCTCCCTGTCCGGCCACAGTGCCGAGGCGGTCGCCCGAGCGAAGGCGCACCTGCGGGGCCACTACCGCACGCTGGGCGAGAAGCCTCCGGACGTCCTGGGCGCCACGGACGAGGAGATCGAGGCCTTCGGCGTGGAGGACGGCTACGACGACCTCGTGTTCGAGTCCAGCTGTCCTCCGGGCACGCACCGCACCCCCGACGGCAACTGCCAGAAGGCCCACAAGAAGAACCCCGGCCGCATCAGCAAGACCGAGGGAGACACCGAGACCCTGGCCAAGGGCGACTGCCCGCCCGGCCGCGTGATGGACGAGAAGACGGGCAAGTGCATGGAGATGGAGCAGATGGCCGGTGAGACGGCCGCAGCCTCCACGGAGACCGCCCCCTGGCGTGGGCCGCTCACCGTGGAGGGCATCGAGACCGGGGACGGCCGCGAGTTCGACACGGGCTCCCTCACGTGGGCCGACCTGCCGCTCCCGCTGCGCTGGAACCGGGTCGACTCCCACGGCGGTGAGACCCGCACCGAGGCCGTCAACGTCGGCCGTATCGACAAGATCTGGCGCGAGGACTCCGGCCTCATCATGGGCGAGGGCGTGCTCGACCTCGGGGACGAGGACGGCCAGAAGGTCTTCAACAAGATCAAGGGCCAGCACCTGCGAGGCGTCTCGGTCGACGTCGACTCCATCAAGGACGCCGACATGGAGCTCGTGTGGCCGGTGGCCGATCCGGACGGCGCCGACGAGATGGACGAGTTCGCCAAGATGTTCGCCTCCCCGGAGAAGGTCGTCTTCCACAAGGGGCGCATCAGGGCGGCGACTCTGGTCGACATCCCGGCCTTTGCCGAGGCGTACATCGCCCTGCTCGACGGGGACGGAACCGTCACCGCCGGGGGCGAGCCCATCGGCGCGCTGCGTGAGAGCCGCCCGGCCTGGAAGTACGCCCCCGCTCAGCCTCCGGCTCAGCCCCCGGGCGACTGGTTCGGCAACCCGGACCTGTCCGTCCCGACCGGCATCACCGTCACCCCCGAGGGACGGGTCTACGGGCACGCCGCCCTGTGGGGCACCTGTCACATCGGACAGGCCGGGGTCTGCGTCACTCCGCCGCAGGAGGACGACCACCCGTACTTCATGACCGGGTCCGTCCTCACGGCCGAGGGGGCCATGGCCTCCGTCGGACAGATCACGCTCGGCACCGGACACGCCCCGCTGGACTACGGCCACCGGCAGGCCAGCGACCACTACGACAACACGGGAGCGGCGGTCGCGGACGTCGCCGTCGGCAACGACGCGCACGGCATCTGGGTCGCCGGGTCGGTCCGTGCCGGTACGGACCCCAGTAGGATCCACGAGCTGCGTGCCTCCGGGCAGGTCTCCGGCGACTGGCGCAGCATCGGCGGGCGGCTCCGGCTGGTCGGCCTGCTCGCGGTCAATGTCCCTGGCTTCCCCGTCCCGAAGCTGCGCACCAAGTACGCCTCCGGCCGTCAGCTCGCGCTGGTGGCCGCGGGCATGCCCGACCTCCGTGAGAACATGACGGAGGATGACCTGGACCAGTGGGCATACCGCAGGGTGATGCTCAAGCTGTCCGAGCGAGTGCACCGGAAGGGGTGACAGGGACCCAACCGGGTAGGCTTGTTGCATGGATATAATGCAACGTTTCATGTCCAAGGTGGAGGAGCGGGACGGTCACTGGATGTGGACCGGAGCCAAGACGGGATCCCGGTCCACGCGCCCGGTCTGCTACACCGAGAACGGCAAACAGCAGTACGCCCACAGGTGGATCTACGCGTGCTTGGTCGGACCTATCCCGGAAGGGTACGAAGTCGACCACACTTGCCAGGTCGGGATGTGCGTGAAACCCGATCACCTGGAGGCGGTCACGCCGGAAGAGAACAATCGGCGCAACCGGCTTAAAATCTGTAAGGCGGGCCTCCACGACCTTACGGATCCCGCTAACGTGCAGTGGGATAAGAAGGGACGACGGCGCGGCTGTCTGCCCTGCAAACGCCAGACATCCTTGGACTGGTATCGCGAGAAGGGTCGTGATCGTCGTGCGAATCATCGTCGAGCTTGAGTGCGGCTGCAACCAGCCTCCCCCGCCTCCGCCCCCGGCTCCGCCGGGGCCCGGCGGAGAGGGCGGGACCAACGGGTCCTGAACAGGCATTTAAGAGGATCGGTCTCCTTTGGCCGATCCTCTTCTGTCTGCTACGGTGCGCGCGACAAGATCTCTCGGCCGCTTCCACGGAGGTTACAGTGCCGGAGCCTGAGCTTTTTGCAGCACCCGCTGACCTCACCCTGGAGCAGGTCGAGCGACTTCAGACCCTGGAGACCGAGGCGGTCGCCGAGTACGACCGGGTCATGGGCCTGGAGCAGCACACCACCGAGCACATCGACTACGTCAACCGGCTCGCCAACGACCTGGACCGCATCCGGGCCGAGCTAAGGGTCCGCGCGACCCGCGAGGCCGAGGCCGCAGCCCTCGCGCAGCAGGAGCAGCAGCGCCAGCTCGCTGCCGTCCGGGAGCGCATCCACGGCCCCGGGGAAGGCTCCACCGCCGCCACCGCGGCCGACGCCCGCACCGACCTGACGGCCGAGTCCATCGCCGAGGCCACGGCGCGCGGCGTTGCACTCGCCCTGTTCGGCGACGACAAGAACAAGCTCGCCCAGGCGCAGAAGAGCTTCGCCTCCCTCTCCGCCACCCAGCAGCACTCCCCCGACCCCAAGGTCCCCGACCGTCCGCTCAACGCGGTCACGGCGTCCATTGACATCCCCGGCGTCGCGCACGGCACCGAGCTGCCGGACATCCGCGCGCTCGGCGAGGCCTTCCAGCGCAAGGTGAAGGCCATTCCCGTCACCCGTGACGGCAAGGGCGCCCCGCGCCACCTCGTCGCCTCGGTCAAGAACACCTTCGAGCACACCCTCGACGAGCGGACCAACCCCGCCACCGTCGAAGAGCTCTGGAAGGACATGACCAAGGCCGAGACCCAGAAGTCTCTGGTGGCCGGTGGTGGCTGGTGCGCTCCGTCCCAGCTGATGTACGACTTCTTCAACATCGCCGAGGACACCGACGGAGCCATCGACCTCCCGACCGTCGGCGTCAGCCGAGGCGGTATCCGCTTCCCGGTCTCCCCCGCCATCGGCGACGTGTTCTTCCAGAACGCGGGCTCCAACCCGGCGTCCGGCTTCGGCGGCTTCGCGTTCAGCATGAGCAACGCGACCGACCCGTGGCTGTGGTCCGAGTCCGACGACCAGCTCACGGTCACCGGCTCGGTCAACAAGCCCGTGCTGCGCGTCCCCTGCCCCACGTTCTCCGAGGTTCGGCTGGAGTGCTACGGCATCAGCCTCACCGCGGGCAACCTGACGGACGACGCGTACCCCGAGAGCACGCAGAACTTCATCCGCCTGCTGCGGGCCGCGTACAGCCACGCGATCAACGCGCGGCTCATCGCCCTGATGGACACGGCTGCCGGTGGCGCCACCACCGTCGGCGCCGTCACCACCGACGGCCCCACCACCCGCCTGCTCAACTCGGTCGCGCTCGCCGCGATGGACTACCGCGCCAAGTACGCCATGGGCACCAACGCCGTGCTCGAAGTCGTCATGCCGTACTGGGTCCGGGAGACCATCCGGGCCGACATGGCGCTGCGCCCGTACGAGGACGTCGTCGCCCTCGGGCTGACGGACGCACAGATCGACGCGTTCTTCGCCACGCGCAACGTCCGCGTCCAGTGGGTCAACGACTACCAGGTGCGCGGCGCGAACCAGCCGGGCTCCAGCTCCAACCTGACCGCCTGGCCCGCCACGGTGAACTACCTGGTGTACGCGGCCGGGACGTTCCTCCACGGCACCGGTCTCCAGCTGGACCTCGGGGTCATCAGGGACAGCGTCCTGAACGCCGAGAACGACTACACGGCCCTCTGGGCGGAGGAGTGCCACCTGATCGCTCAGGTCGGGCACGCGGCGCGCAAGTACACCTGCGCCTTCTTCGTCTCCGGTCAGGTCGGTGGCGTTGTCGCATCGCCCAATGCGGCCCACGTCTAGTCCACTCTCCGGCCGCATCCCACAGGACCGAAAGGAGGGTGAGCAGTGGCTGGCTTCAGGCAGATCATCACCGGACCGGCGTTCACCCCGCTCCCGAACTTCCTGTGGGACGCGGCACAGCACCCGTCCGAGGCCGAGACCGGGCCGCACTGGCAGCAGGGCGTCACCTGGGTCGAGCGCTGTGGCGGCGCAGGCACGATGTACGACGAGTGCCTGGCCGTCACGGGCACGGGCGGCACGCCCTCCGCCCAGGGCAGCCTGGCCAGCAACGTCACCCAGACCAACCGGGGCGCGACCGCCTTCACCGTGCAGGCGGAGTTCGACTGCTCCCCGGTCGGTCAGGACTACCGGCAGGACAAGGCCGAAGAAGCCCTGTCCAAGATGGAGGCCTATCAGGTCACCAAGGCCTTCTGGACCGGGGTGGCCGGATCGTCCAATGGCACGGCGCAGACCACCGTCTGGCCCCACCTGGCCGCCAACACCGTCCTCAACGACCCGCAGGGCATCGAGCTCCAGACCGCGGCCAGCCCGGTCATCACCGGCGGCTCCGGCAACGACGACCCGGCGGTCATCCTGGGCCGTCTGGAGTCCCAGCTGGCGTCCTGCTACGGCGGACAGGGCGTCATCCACATTCCCTACTCCGCCCTGCCAACCTTCACCAGCCGGATGCTCATCCTGCCCGAGACGCCGAACGGCCCCCTGCGCACGCTCGCGGGGAACCTGGTCGTCCCGGGGGTCGGGTACACGGGCTCGTCCCCGGCCGGGGCCGCCCCAGCCGAGGGCACCACCTGGATCTACGCCACCGGAGCCGTGTTCGGCTTCCGGAGCAACGTCTATGTCCGGGAGTTCCCGGGCACGTTCGACCGCGCGGAGAACACCGTCAAGATGATCGCTTCGCGCACGTACCTTTTCGGTTTCGAGTGCTGCCACCTGGCAGCCCTGACCACTCTCGGCGTTCCCGTGTGAGGGGTGAACAGTGGTAGCCACAGTCTCTACATGCGCAACCCCGATCAAGGGGACGTTCATGCGCGTCGTCAAGGTCGATGCGTGCGGCATCCCCGTGACCGGCACCGGCTCCATGGTCGTCGTGACCAAGGGCTTCGTCCAGGTCAACAACGAGCCGCAGTACGAGGACGGCGAGGAATTCTTCGAGCGCACGGCGGACGGAACCGTCTGCGTGAACCAGAAGGACGACCCGGTCCTCAAGAGGTTCCAGCTGACGATCGACTTCTGCGAGGTCAACACCTCGATGTTCGCCTTCATGTCGAGCGCGCGGGAGCTGACCGACAACGCGGCCGGAGTCACCGGCCGGGGCTTCGCCTTCGCCGAGGGCTCGCCGTCCAACAGGTACAGCCTGGAGGTGTGGCAGAAGGTCGCCGGGTCCGGCGCCTGCGACCCCACCGGGGCGCAGCGCTACATCTACAACGCCTGGCCCAACCTCGGGGCGAGCAAGATCGGCGCCTACTCCATCCAGAACGGCCGGTCGACCTTCCAGGTGATCAGCGAGAGCCAGCCCGGCTCCACCACAGCCGTCACCGGCTGGCTCAACGGGCCCGGCACCGGCACCAGCTGGCTGCCCACGGGCGAGAACGTCGGGACGAACGAGCACTGGCTGTGGGACGTCACCACGACCGCCCCGCCGTCCGCCGCCTGCAACCCGACCACCCTGACGTAGGCGACCATGACAGTCCTCCTCCCGCCCACCATGTGGGTCTGCGCCAGCGGGTGCCCGGTCACCGACCGGACACCCGGCAGCGTGCCCAACCGCTTCCACTCCTGCCCGGCCCTGGGCGGCCTCACCGCGCCCCTGGTGCCGGAGGGCAGCCGGGTCCGGGTGCGTGCTGTGGAGCGCGAGGACTACGCACGCGGGCAGCTCGTTCAGTGCGACGAGAACGGACGGCCGTACCAGGCCGTCGTCACCGACCGGCCGGACGGCAGCAACGACGTTCTCGTGCTCGCCCCCACGGCGCGCTGGTCCGCTGAGGGGATGATGTGACATGGCCTGGGCCGACAGCAGGGTCTTCCAGGAGTGGGTCAAGAACCCGCTCTTCAACGGGTCGCAGGGAACGCCTCCGACCGGCTACACGGGGTACGCAGGCTCCGACGTGTTCAAGTGCGCGCTGTTCGCCTCGGGCATCACCCCGGACCGTAACGCGG